TCTATACTTAATTAGGAACTTCTAACATTCAAAATGAATCTGCCTATAGGCACGTTCTTGTCAAATTGTCTCAATTTATCATTGATTTTATCTGATTTGTCAATTATCTTGAATCTTATTATCAATAAAAATTGCCTACAGGGTTAGCTGAGTTTTTGTAAAGGAACCACATCGTCGATTTTCTCGCTCACAATAGTGAAGTAAGCTCTTCCCAAATACGAGCAGAATCTTCTTCGTCCCTTTCTCTCTTCTTCTTAATTGCGGACTGGTTGATTTGGTTACGAGATTCTTGTGTAGTACCGTATTGCCAAGACAATAGTCTAGTGTAAAGGCCAATTTGCTGTCGAACTGGGTGATCCAGCTGCATATAAATCGGGTAAGCAAGAGGGTTATACTTGATAGTCAACCCACCTGAAGTTAAGTTTCTTTGGAACAGGTAATACTTCACGGAGCTTGGAAAATTATCTAGATAAGCTCTAAGTGGTATTCGCTCTGCCTTATAGTAATTAATAGCTATCATCAATTTGACCAGTTCTTTGATCTGAAACTGGTCTAATAGTAATTTCGAAGTATTCCGCAATTTCAGTGTCCTTCGTTCATTAGGAAAATAATAGAAGGAGTTGAGATTTTGGGTGAGGTTCTGTTCCAGAAATAAGATGTCTGTACTAAAAATCGCCCCGAGCCCTAAGGTGTTTAGCTTGTCTTCCAGTGGTTTTAAAACTCCAATCTTCCCCTTATAGCAGTTTAAAAAGTGGTCATTGATTCGACTAACAGCCCTAGATAGATGAATGTTATGGTAAACATTGATTCCGACCCTATAATAAACAGTATATTGATGATTCAACGCCGATGGGGCAGCTGCCACTTCAGAAATTTTTATACGAGCTTCGAATAACAAAGATATGGATCTGGATTCTTTCGCCGGGACGTATATAACCTCCATGGAACCTAAATCTATCCCCAGTAACGGGACAAGTATGTTTTCCAATGCTAAAACTGAAAGGGTTGGTAACAAAATAAAAATGGTCCGACCTTTCGCAACCCTTATAGCAGAGATTATCAAATGATGTAGTTCCATACAGGTTAGATGAGTGGCTTCATATTCTAGATCTAGGAAGGTGTCCAGATGTTCCTTAGTGTTGATTAAAGAATCTATCTCTTTTCTTTCTCCGCCGATATATTCCAAATTTGTTTCAGAGGCCAAAGTCTCTGCTAACTCGTAGACGTGTTTCTCTTTCAAGATGCGATCCTTTGCTTGGTATCTCAAAGGGACTTTCTTCGTAATCTCAAAAACCCTGAGCTGTTTGACTTTCCTCTCAATTAGCTTGAGTATTAGTCCATTGTTCATAGAAGATATCAATTGAAAACCAAGAGGTTTTGATCGGTTGACCAGATAGTCTGTCAACACCGTCGACTGAAAGTCGCTGGGATCTAATAATACTTGATCCCGGATCCCGGATATGTTGATATTGTGGAGAGATCTTGAAAAACTCTCCCTCAAATTGATGTACGACAAAGTCTGGGGTATATGTAGTGCATAAACAGACAAACCCTCTGAAACCACGGGTACTAACTTAGTGTTATTGAACGGATATGCTTGAAAGATTTTATTTGTGAGCCTAACATAATCAATAATGCAATAGTCGTGTGTCAATTGGTGGAATTTAGACTTGCATAGAGAATCTGCTAGGATTATTTGATCTATTATAACGGAGGTCACTTCTGATAAGTGTTCACTATCCTGAAGATAAAGTCCATTATTGTGACCGAGTTCGTCATAAAACCTCTTGATTATCCGTGCCAAAGCCAAGGTGATCTTAAAGGAGAACTTGTCTTTAATAAAAATATCTTTCAAGAACGATATCACAACTAAGTCCCGATAATTGAGACTATCAGTCTCAAAGCAGAGGCGAAAGTCACTCGTCTCTTGTCTCATAGTCCAGTGAATGAGAGCAATTAGGCAATCTTGTTTCCAATCTTCAATTGAAAAATCGATGAAAATTCCAGCATCCTGAGTAAACTTGGTTAAAAAGTTCCAGTGTCTTCTCTCGTCCAACATCCGCACCCAACCCCTTAGATGTTTTCTCTGAACCCTACCAATGAGAGAAAAAACATGTCGATCCAGAGCCAGATCAAATTGGAAAAAATCAGACTCTTCTAAGCCGGTGAGCCAATCTAATAACCTATGTCCTACTATCCCTAGTCCAATTATCTTGAAATAAACAACCACTTCTCTATGACTAGTTGGCAAATAACTGTGACGAATTTCAATGCTAGATTTAAGTTCGTTGTAGCCATTAGTTATGGACCTTAATACGGTAGACGATAGGGCACTAACTACTTCTAGGCGATTGTTGACTGAACTTTTAAGGTTGCTGACCTTCGACTGGAGATGGACACTTATGCTTTTGCTCAGAACGTCTGCCCCTCTCCACAAGACCGATTCTTCTCCAAGTTTCGGAAAGATGATTTCTTTTTGGACCTCCGGCAACACTATTGAAGATTCCGCAATGACATCGTTGCAAAAACAAGCTACCTTGTATCTAGATAACTGTTTACCCTGTCCCTGAGAGAAATCTAGTCCGAGGCAGGCAATAGCGTAGACATTCATAGCGCCATAATGAATGGAAGAGGCAGTGGCAACATTGGTGTGGTTGCTCGTCGAAAGACATACATTCGTACTTAGTCCATAAAGTGTATTCAAAAATCCACCGTGCTTTGAAAAACGATCATTATAGCGCCTCACCCAGTTCGAAGAATCTGTCGAGGATAGTGATAGGAACACGGAAGGATCAAAATCCGTGTACGCAGAAACACATCCCAGTAATGATTTTGCCAACTTGCTTTCTGGGTTAACAAACCAACCCACAACTCTAAGATTATCCACACTTGCTCTTATTGGACCCAGGGAAGACTTTATTTGATAATCCTTGTGTTGAGAAATTCCTTCCACTCGGTCTGCCCCAAGGTAAGGAGGAAATGGTCCAACAGCTCTGAAAATTAGAGCTTGCGAAGCCACCAGTGAGCGATCAACTCTCAGAGATAGTTCCTGTTCCGGTAGAGTATAATTTGAAAGATCTTCCCCTGTGATTCTTCTCAAAAAGTGAGCAGGGTGTGGAGTTGTGATTCCGATAATCTCCCTCTTCCATGACCTATACCTAAGTTCCTTAACTAATTTCATCATGCAATCCGAGTCATGATAATTGGCCCAAAAATCTAGGCAGATTCTGTCAGCGTTTTCTAATTGGAACAATACTCCCGTGTAATACATAATTTCTGATCTTTTAACAGCAAATAAAAAACCAATATTTTCCTCTCTTGCAACATTTCTTAAAGTCTTGGTTGTGTCGAACTTACCGAACAGGGCCTCTGTGACTCCAGAAGGAGAAGCAGCATAAATATCCGCCGCTAGCCTAGCATGGAAAGGTTCCATTGTATGCAAACTCATTAACAATTGTTCTTCGTTTTTGTTGAAATACCTTATCAGATTCAATAAGTCCTTGTTCTTATTGACATGCTCCATAGAAAGCACATCCCTTGCTTTTGCTCTCAAAACAGCTGCTTTCTGTGGCCCTGAGAACACATTGAGGGCCGCAGGTGCTGATAATAAATTCCCTAGATCTTCTATCGAGAAAGTCTTGAGAACAGGGCAGATAATGGCAAGGGCCACCGATGTTGCTACATCATCAGAAGGTAAACCTCTGTTTAAAGCTAATTGTTTTTTGTTTAAATATTGCCACCGCTTATACCCCCAAAGCAAGTCCAGTGTCACCTGATCGGAAAAACCTTTAGTCAAGAAAGTTAGAGGATTTTGGAAAGGGTACCCTCCTAATGATGCGGATGTCCACGTAAGGTATTTACAGAGTGACATGATATTTGAATCGATCCCTTGAATCATCTTTGCAAAAGGTTCAACAGTTGTGATTAGGCTCTTTCCTCTCTTAAGAGGTTCGCCTAGCAATACAGAATGAGATAGATGCATCAATATGGCATTGGTTGCTTCTGTCATAGCGACAATGTAGCTGACTATAAAATTATAATCCGAGGCTGTGGCAGCTTGAGCGTTTGCAAAAATACTAGCAATTGATGTGAACAATCCGGGGTAGTCTTCATTTGATAATGGATAGCACCGAGAAATCCTTTTTAATGACATTGGCCTAGGTGCTCCGTTGACGATGAATAATTTTCCGTAAGCAAACACATTAGAGGAAGACCAAGTTTCTTCTATTTTTAAAGGCAATCGGATATCTCGGAAAAAATTCCCCATATTGATGAGTATATCAGCAAATAAGACGTGCACTTTGCTGATTGATTCTTTTTCGGGGTCGTAAGACAATGTGAGGACCAGAGCTTGATTATCACCTTGTCCCAGAAGTGCAAACTTAACTCCCATTTTGATCAAAACAAGACGGATTGCGGCGACGGTTATCAAAGTCCATCCTTTTTGACGCAAGCCTTCGCAACCTCCTAATTGAGACCAGATATAATTGTTGTTTAAGTTCTTAAAATCCTCCTCGGAAGGGTATTCCTGATTGTCTGCACAATAAAACAGTGTCCTTTTGAAAAAATCATGGGTGCGAGAAAAGACCTTATCCCATCCGAACAATTGATCTAATATCTTGAAGCAGTCAATTGTGTTGCACTCTCTAAAATTAAGATTCCATTTTTCAAAATCTAGATTGATCACAACTAGGACTTCTTTATTGTGACCTACCATCTTGTTAGTGGCGTGGTACATCTTCTTTTGTAATTCTATCGCTCCGTCGGTCATTGTGATCTCTTTCACGTATGGAAGTATAGTGTCCGCCAGAAGGTGCTCAGTCAATCCGAAATATAGTTTCAAGGGGAATGACATCAACGAGAAGAGTCGGGGTTTTACTTTCAACTCTCTTTCCTTTGGAGTTACTCCAATGGTCAAATCTTCATCGTCCAATCCACCTTCTGTTGTGTCAATTGATGTCAAGAACTCTTTTGGATCAGGTGTATCTTCTGACATGAACTTGGTTAAAACCCGACGTTGTTTCCATCCTGATCTCTTTTGAGCTCGCAATTCTTTGAGCACCTCAGAACGAGGGACACCACAGGCTTTATCTTGGATCAGATCCAAAATGTTCAGGTTCAAATACGGATCAATAGTTCCTTTAACAGTGACTTGATCCCATTGTTCGTATAACTCCCCGACTCTCAAGGGTTTTCCTGTTAATAGTATGTCATATAGGAGCCCTTCTTCACCAGCCCATGTAAAGTTTGGATATTTTCCTTCTTTCCGAAAATAAGCTTCGAAAATCAATTCTTTGAAGGCTCTCGTCAATTGTGTAGCATTATCTGCAGATATGGTTTTTTCTGGACAAGCTATCTTTCGGTTTGCGGCAATACCTTCCGATGATTTTACATGTGGATGACCCCATTGTCGATAAAGCCCAAAGATTTGGACAACTGCATCTATGTTCTCGGAATCTTGTAGTATAGTTATTAATTTTATAGCTGAGCCTCTAGGTACCCCGAGTTCCTTGGCCTTCTCCTCATAGTCTGCAGTGATGACGTTCCTAAATCGTTCAATTAATCCAATCTCCGTTTGATTCTTCCGTGCCATGAAGTGCAATGCTGTGGTGCAGAGTGGTTCGTGAAACTTCACCAGGTTGTATCCTTGATTCCCGGTCGTCTTCAGAATTTCATCCCAGCCTTGATAGACTTGCGTTATCAGCTCCACGGTTGGATAACCTATTACTTTCAATAGCCACCCTAGGTGGGCAGCCAACATTGTTAAATAACGTTGATTGGCTATGTCAGAAATCATTAACAAAAAATCTCTCGTAGCGATAGAGAACCTATTGTTAAAAGAAAGTACCAAAGTGTCTCGATCTACTCCTATCAACATCGCAGATAAGGAATACAATTCGCTGATTGAACTCTTCTTTTTCTTAGAGGTATGAACAGTGTCCTCTGCGGTCTCCCAGACCAACTTTGTTAAAAAATCTCTACAGGACTTCCACCAGGCTATAGCTTCAGGTAAAAAGATCACATCTTCTAGCAGTGTGTCCCAATGATTTAAGTTAAGCCCTGCCTCTTCTAGAGTATTAGCTACATTTAATTCTTGTTTGATATTGTGTAGATCAATACTGACTTCTGTCATCGTCGTTACGCAGAGGGATGTTGTTGTTGCAACAATCCAATCGAACAAGACCAAAGTAGGGTCCGCCTCGAAAGAATCATGTCTGAAGATTCCTTGAACTTGTTTTATCATGGATGATTGTATCTTTTCCAATTTGACTTGCATGAGGGGTACGTCTAAATGTGTATCAGGCACGAAGAATTTTTCCTTGGACTGAGCTTCTGAAAAGTCAGTATCCCCAAGTCCAGAAAACATTGAATTTTGTGATTGTGGCAAATATGTATATAATTGTCACCTAACCGATTGTTACTGAATTTCTATCAAATGGATCTTTTTGAGTTTTTGTTGATATACGACGTTGTAGCTACCCTCTTTGAGCGGCCACAATTCTCTTTCGCCTGAGTAGATTGTTCTCTAGGGTCTAATTTCATCGGTCTTTTCTTGTCCTCTTAAGGTAATCGGAAAGGGATTTTATTGCATACTTGATACACACTATCCTATGCTTGTAATCGAGATTGTAATACAAGGAATCATTAGGCGGTTTTATAGTCTCGTCTAAGTCAGCATCACATTCCATCACTGTTTTCCTTTCTATCTCTAAATAGGGTGGGGTTTCCACATCTTTTAAAGTTATTCTAAGTTTAATAAGCTCATCGTAATCAGCCTTATTCATTGCCATGAGATAGTATTATCGTAATGTTGTTTTTTGATCTATTTGACTTGAGTTTTTCATAACTCACCGTTTCTAATCAAATTGTTAGAAACCAATTATTAATATCGGTTCTCTCCTTATTTACTTCTGAGTCTATGGAAAATAGTCTCATCGGTGGATCATACGAGTAGCTCTTGACAACCCTATGATAACACAGTGTCCAGAACACGAACCGATTTTTCATCCTCTTTTCTTCTTCTTCGTCTGAAGAGAGGAAAACTGGCTGAGAAATTATATCACGAGCAAAGTTGAAGGCGGGATCAGTAGAAAAGTGGGGGGTCCTAGACAAAATTCGACTTACAGTTGCTTGCAATGATTGCCCGACTCTAACAAGCTTCTCCCTCAAACTATGGGCACCGTCTGTGTCTTTTGAAAGGACAACTTTATAACTTTTGATCAATGAGGATAACAAATTTAAAAAGAATGCTTGCACTGTACCACCATTATTGTTAGTGATGGCAGCCATGTGTTCATTAAAATCATTTCGAGATTGATTCACAAAATGTGCTTCTTCTGTATTGCTTCGTACTCTGGCGATGAACATGGACCTTCCTTCAGTAGTTGAATTAGACAAATAAGGGATTATCCCCAACGAGGACTTCTCACTTAGGTGATTTACCGAAAGATCCCCATCCAATTCTTCTTGCCCCCTTTCCTTGCAGTCGGACGAGTGCACTAAACTTCTAACGCTTTCCGAGTTGTTGTCCACATCATCATAAGAAAGAAGCCTGTTTCCATACCTATCATGGGAAGCAAACTCTTCGAATGATGCCCATTTTTTAATAACTTCCCTCTCGGATTTTGAACCAATATTTTTATTGTCTCCGATTGCCGTGTTGTGCCTAGCAGCGCGTAAATACCCTAACTTAATCTTGCTTTTATAATGGGCCAACTTGTTTTCCTTCTCAATTTGCATCTGCTGGGCTAAGATAGTTTCCCAGTTGTCTTTAAAAACTTTTAAATGGTTTTCACTGGTTCCCTTCTTTACCTGGAACATTTGATTTCTACTTTGTAGAGTTGAGTTTTTATTAAAAATCCACCGTGTAGGTGTGTTTACTCTAGGTTGGGGATTTCATGTAACACTGTTCTTTTTTGCTTGAATATGTAGGATTCAGGACTACCACTTTTGGTTATCGAATCAAGGCTCATGTCGTTCAGTTCTTCCCAAGTCCACATCATACCGTCGATTTCCTCGAGACTGTGGCGAGAGTTCAACAAGATTTTACCTATGTGGAGGTTCTTCCCGACAACAGAGATAGTGCAGTCATGCAGTCTCCAGTAACACCACGGAATTCTGCCATGGGCGTTTTGGCGGACGGGAACACCAACTCCGATACTATCCCATAAGAAAAACAAGAGATTAAAAAGCAATCCTCGAGCAAATTCTCCATTAATTCCTCGAAACCTGCCCCCCCCGTAAAGATCAAAGTTCTTTTTGTACTTGATTAATTGATAGATCCTACCTGGCAGGTTCAGAACATGAGAATCGCAGAATTCAGAATTACTATACCACTTGGCAGAGCGCAACTTATTCTGAGGTGATTCTGATCTAATTTTCAAACTCTCAAGCTCATTATAGAGTAATTTAGGGAGCACCTTCATCCGATAACATTGGTCTACGTCATGCGAGGGATCTTGAACTAGCAATGAGAAGTACCTAGAATGATACATCTCTACTACGCCCTCGCAGCATTCATATTTGTGATACGACGCCATTATGGGTGCCCCTTTAGGAAGTACCAAATAAGAGAACACAATATATGCAGAATCTCCTATTTTCTTTTCGATTAATCTGAAAGTCTGTATAACATCATTGTAACTAAATGGTACAGTGTAGGAGATCATCCTGGTACATCTGTTGTCTTTAATCGCCCAGCATTCCACTGGCCAGTAAAAATATTCAAACTCAATCAATCGAAATTCTAACTTATATGCTAAGAGAGCGTCGTTAGTCGCTATACAATCAGAATCATAAACCCAGAGGTTAGGTTGCACAACCGGACAAAAGAATCCGTTAGCTAAATCCAACACTGAGCGTGACTTGGCTTTCTTGGTAACATAAGTATCACAAGGGTGAGGCCACATTAGCAAAGTGTTACGCCAGAATGCTCCTGGATGACTCTCCTGATCATACATTTCCTTCTCTTCTACGGCTCTCAAACCTGGGAGAAACCATACCGACGGAATTGACTCCGGTACCTTTATTCCAGGGAATCTTGGATGCTCCAATCCTGCAATAGTTTCAGATGTAACCAAGAAATAACATGTTACATGATCTATTATCCTTTGAGTCGCAACTGTAAAATAAAAATCCAAGCCGAGATTGCGTAATCTATACATGTCTGAAGAGAACTGATCTTGAGTCTCTAAAGTATTGGTTTTGAAGCAATCTAGAAAACAAAAATGTGCCCTAGTTATGACAAAACCTAATAGACTATTCATCTCGATCAATAAATTCCTTGAATAGTATTCCGAAACGACGCCGTAACCAGCTTCAATTGTAAAACATTCTATTAATGTCTTGATTAAGATGTCCAATAATAACCTTGTCTTTGGTGCCTTTTTCCCGACCCGCTCACTAGCCAAAACTAGATGGGATGTCAACGATATGGTGATCTTGGATACTCCTGTCATCTCTGACATCGGCACATGTCTCCTATCCTCAATCGCCTGAGTCTTGCCCGATAATTCATTAAGTATAAGACTAAGTAAGTACGTGACATTAATCCTAGTAGCCCAATTGAAGTTATTTTCTATTAGAAACACCTTATTTACTGCTTTCTTGATTTCCTTGTAATAAGACAGTGAGAAGCCCCCTCTCACAAACTCATATCCATCTGTTCCCATCCAGCGTCCTTCAATTCGGTTGACCCATCTTGAGGGACAGGTTTTGTAAATAATTCCAGAGTCGGACCCTGGATGATCAGTCTTTTCTGTGATTATGATTTGTCTGAGTACGGAAAAATAAGAAGTCAACGAGGAACCGTAGAAGGCGACTATGTCAAAAATTCCGTCAATTGATTTAGCTCCTGAATTGTCGATTTGATACTCATCTGAATAGGGGAAAATATAGTAGCTACTCATTTTGAACCCTTTGAAAGGACTTACATTGTTACCCGTTCTAAGGTTGCCACCGGAATATAGACAAGAAAGATCGCGTAATTTCACTAAGAATCTACCTTCCATCGGAATATAAGTCGAGGTATTGTCATCTACTGTAGCTAAGAGGATGGATGCATGGGTAATAATAGTATTGTTGCTGGCAGTGGCTTCTACTATTTGCTTTGTACTAATCAGATCCTCAACTAGAATTATTCTCCTACCAATCTGCCAATATTCTGGGCTCCAATCTCTCAGTTTTGGCTTTAAATGCAACTCCTGAAGATTGATAGTTTGATGGTTTAAAGGAGAAAAAGAAGAAAAACATGTGTACGACATACCCTTGCGTATAACCTAGATATATTTTTGAGTTTTTAAAATTAAATGGTTATCGGCACGTATGCACTTTTATGAATGGATCTCAACAGCTAACTCTTTTAAGTAACTGTGGGTTGCATTGACGAAATCTCAAGCCAGTATCAATTATCCATGATGCGTGCAATATTGTATTTAAACAACATCGAGTTGGTAGAAGAGATCATTTTAGGACCGACCAAAGAATTGATTTTCTTCATTTTGAAAAAACCACAAGCTACTCTGATCTCTAATGGGAAATCTTGCTCTTCCTCTGAATCCGTTTGTTGATCAATTTGATTGTGTGGGTGGAATGGGCAATCTTCATCACATTCCATTTCGATTTCATACAGGTGGCTATCGATCTTCTTGAAAGATTCAATAAGATAGAACAGACTGGGGCTCTGGATAACACGAGCCCAGTAAGTTAGACAGGTTTCAATCTCCTTCTTAGGGATATTAAGAGCCCACCGTCCGAAATCTTTCGAAGCTATGGACTGGGAGACTTCCTTTGAATTTGAATTGCTCAATTGTTTTAGAACGGCGGGTACAACAGGAGATCTCATGTAATGATCCATCCTCACTAGACTATTCAAATTGTCGTACCGATCCCCGTGTGGTCCATAGAGTAATTGGATACTTGATTCCTTATCAATGAAATTAGCAAAAATCGAATGATCTGGACAACATGTATACCTTGACCCTTCGTTTGAAATTGATTCAGAGTACGGGACAAACCCGAAGTAAGGACCTTCCCAGTAGAAACCAGGTGTTGGTTGCTTGACGATCCATTTAATTCGACTCAATAAAGAACTGTTCCTCAAAGAGTTGGCAATCATCATCTCTTCCTTTTGTTGCTGCTCTTCCTTCCTAGGTCCAGATGATCTTCCAACTGAATAGTCTTGATTAGTTGTTAACGAAGTTTCATTTGAGGTGTCCATAGGATTTATACCTTCGGATGCCTGCACAGTTAGATTAGTGGGTACTTCTTTGTTAGACTTTCCACTTCCATTTTCCTTGGTGTTGATGTTTTGATCAATCGACACATTGTTCTTAGGTTCAACTTGTTTTGCTTTAGCTGCTAAACTGGGCCGAGGAGGGACAACCAACGGTTTTACCTTAGTGCTAGAAGTTGTGAGAAGAGTGGCTGAATCAGCTAAGAAGGAGCTACTACCAGACCCAAGCCCAGGGTTGACATTTGCAGTGTCATTGTTAATTTCGATTTCCATTGATAGATCTTGTTTATGTTTGAGTTTTTTATATGTCTCTTCAATGTCCCAATAATTTCGAGAGTGTTTCTTTAACCATTCCCCTCAATGGTTCAATGTCGATAGAAACAGGGCTGAAGGACATAGCAGTTTGCTCCATTGCCGGGGTCCTAGGACATAAGGACACCGCCCAACGAGTTAAGATCAATTGGATCACCCAAGAAGCTTCTTGAACATTGTCAGTTTCGTAATTCTCTGAAGTCAGGTAAGTGAGTGTCGACATACTATGAGAGTTTCCCAATGTTAGTAATGGGGCTTCAATCCATTTTTCATCAATGGAGTTGAGGAATGTTTTCCCTCTAAAATCAGGCACAACCCAAGATGTCCTAATTCTATCCAAAGAAGGAACTGTTTGATGAGGGGTTGAATTGATTAGTGCATTTATGATGTGTGAACATAAGAAAGGAAAGATACCCTCTGGGAGCTTTGCTCTTGCCAATGTGGCAATGGAAGCAGCGATGACCACATCAGTGGACGCTGGAAGTGGTCCTTCAACCACAAAATTCATGGTAACTCGACTTATGAACATCTTAAAATCAACTGTTGTATTGAGTTTTTATTATCCCTCATTCAAATATATGTGATTGGGCGAGTGTAGGGGAAGAGAATGAAAAAAGCTTCATTTTCTGAATCCTCGAACCATTTCATAACTGCTTGACTCGGTAATGTTGTAAATCCTTTTTCATTATAATTAGCAGCAAGGGTGGCTCCTGTTTTGATTTGATCAAGACATGCAATTCTTTCTTGTTGAAAGAGAAGGGGGTAATGCTGTGCAATCTCAAAGTGAACTTCGGACGCAAGTTCATTCACAACTGTCAGGAAAACATGGTATTCCACCGAGTGTTGATGGGATTCTAAAGTCTTTCTGAATCGAGAGAACAGGTAAACCACCTTTCTGGCTAATGTACACCGTTTCTCCATTCTAGATATGTAATGCACTTTAGACGAGGGATCTTCAAGGTTCGAGGCAGATTTTTCTTCTTCTGATAGTTTAGTAGAAGATGCTTCATTGAGAGCTTCTCCAATTTCTTCAGAGAACTTTTTATCCATGATTAAATCAATTATTTTATTGAGTTTTTCATATGAAAAATTAAGACCCTATTTTAAATCAAGTAATTCAGATTTATGGTTGAAAAAGAAGTGTTCTGATTCTGACTATTGTCCAAACGAGCATATAGACGAGGTTGAATGCGACCCAGATGAACAGAACACTAGTGACTGAATTAAAAGAACGACTTTCTGTGATCAAGCATTCCTTCTGTGAAAGCACGAACCTCATACTACCACAATCAAGGTAAAGATCATTGCTAGAGTTTGCACCAACCATCAAGACAATCGAAAGAACATAAGGAAGGGCCTCTCCTCGTTGGAAACTAACCAAAACCTCAGGTGAGTCATTGATCGTGGCACCTAGATAGAGATTACAACCAGCGATTTTTTCTTTATCATGATTTACAAAAATACTTAACCACTGATCATACGAAGAGTCTATATTGCAAAAGGATCCCATTAGATTGAGTGTCGAATAGTTGGTTGGATTAATAGGATGAGGATTGAGAGTACCGATTATTTCCGACGGAGCTGCAGTTGTGGTACGAGTTGGTGGTTTTGTGGCTAGTCGTGGCGTTGGTGAATTGGTGTTCAAATAGTCGCTGTGATTATAAGACCCTATGTTAGGGAATTCCCCAAAATACTCAAAATTCTGGTCATCCCATGTAGGAGCCTCATTGCTATAATCATAAATATGTAAGCCCAATTTGCAATAACAACCAGAAAGATACCTGCCATTTCGTGTGTAAAAACTTGTGTTTGCCAGTATAGAAATGTCCATTTCGATATCCTCATCCATGTTCAGATAATTTGCTGGTAAATGCCAGGACCAACAATGATCCCAGTTCTTGGTTGAAAAACCATCAGACCACACGGGTGTGAGGAAATCCACTCTCCCTAAACAAAATCTGCTATTTTTGAATGTCCATTGTTGGTTAATAACAGGGGTCTCGTCACTGTGGCCAACTTGCTGTAAGATTCTGTAACACCTGGACACCAAAATCTCAGTTGTTGTGATTAGAATTTCAAAGGATGCCTGCGAAGTTATTTTAGAGTACAAGAGAGCTAAGGTGTTATCATTTAAAGGCATCAACTCTGACTCAGGAATCCTACGTATCCGGGCATCAGAGGATAGAATCTGGGTAGTTAAAGGATACTGAGTTATATTATTAGACCATATGACACTACCACCAGGTCCATTAATGAATGGCAGAGCCAAAAACATTCCTCCCTTCAAGAAGGGATTAAGAAGTTGTTGCGGGAACGTTAACAGACACGTCATGAAAAAAGACAAATTATTATTTTGAGTTTTTTACGAAAACCAATCATTAAAAGTGAATCGAGGTAATCAGTAGTCCCGAACGTTCACAAATCTTGAAACTGGATGTGATTCTTTTCTTGTCTCCTGATTAGAATCTGGACCGATGACTTCCTGATTTGCCTTATCATAGAAAACAGCCAGTAACCAGCAAATGCACAAGAAAAACAAACAAGCAATATATTCACCACTCCCAAAGTAGATTCGTCTGTGACAGAACTACTATTTGACGTGAAAATAGAGATATTCCTGTCCCCGTTCTGATAAAAACATTGATTAGACATCAAATCTGTGTCAATCTCTAATCTTTTACGATCCACCATCTCACTTGGGAAATAGACCTTCCCATTGCAAGTCAAATTCTGGAAAAGCACCCAATCTCGGAAGTTATTCCAAAAAGATGACGAACAGCCTTTGGAACTTCGCCAACTGTTACATTCAATATAAGAGGTAAATCTTGATTTATAGTCCAATCGGCGATTGCCAGGAGGATTGTGTGCTTTTTGAGTATCTTCTTTTTCTGGTATCACTTTTTCAGAGAATAAAGCGGAATTTACAGTCTTCACCTGAGTATACAGCAGGTCCCTTGTTGTGACAACAACAGAGCCGAGTTTGCACCCACACAAAGCAAATTCCCCGTTAAAAGGAACGGGAAGTCCGTCTAAGGAGGAAAGTTCCATCTCCTGCGGGGTGTCCCGTATTTGGTAATGATTAGGTAAGACCATGGTCCAGCATAAGTCCCACGTCAAAGCACATCTGATCCCTGAGCATGGAGAGAATGAATTTTTCCATGAAATCCTGCATTGCCTATGATCTTCAGTTCTTTCGATTAAAAAATCTGTATTCCCTTTTGGAAACAAAACCCCGCCTACATAATAACGATACGGTTTGCACTGAAGTAAAACGAAATCACCTGTCAAATTAATCTCAGGACATAACAACACAGACACTTGGCAAATCGTGATTCCTTCTTTAAGCTTCGGTGCAATTCCGTAGTCCAAAAAAGAACCATTATTATAGTTGCCGACGCAATCGGTGTTCCAAATGATGGGAGGAAACCAACCGGAAGAGTAAGTGAAGTCTAAAAATGCACCGTCTGGTAGTCTATTCTTCTGATCTGTATAAGGCATAACAGGGTTGTTGAATGGGGAGAAATATCCTGAAATATCAGAGCTATAAGTAGCCATTAAATTAAGACAAATCGGTGTCAAAACACCAGGTCGTCCAATGGAAGGTGCGAGTAAAAAAGGTTCCCCTTGGCACGAACTAGATTTTTCCATTTGTATTTTGTTTTGAGTTTTTATATTGACTCATTTATGTCAAGTATGAAGCAAGACAAGATCTAAGACCCTTGGCTCATTGTCCATCTTCAGGCGTTTATATTGGTAGGCACGATACTCAACCCTTCGTTTATCAACTCGGTCTGACCGCTATTTCCGCTCACTTCAGTGAATCTTGAATTCCGAAGTGTATACCTGTCTCTAGACCAGCTCATCCGATCTAATGCATTAGCAAGACGATCGTATGTCCTACGAGTGATACCCCCATCCTTAAGGCATGGGATCCTACAGAAATTCTCTGACCGACCGCACATAAAATCTCCTTTCTTGATATAAAACCTAATCCCTACGAATATGGTCACAATTATTGAAAATGAAATGACAACTATTTCAATAACTCCAAGGCTTGTTGCCGGGGAAGTATCGGACAATTTTCCCCATTGTGCCTCGATTTCACCGACGGTTTTAGCTTCCGGGTCCTCACATACGAATTTAACCATCAGTGTATCCTGAACGGAGAGGGAGTAGCAGGAACGAATTAGAGAGAGTAACGATAAATTCCCTTGGTAGTTAGTTTTTTCAAAGGGACAGAGGATGTGGTCTTTGTCACGCCCCCAATCGAATTCACATTTTAACAGTTGGTCTTCTCTCCGTGGAATCCTCCTGAGGGTAGACAATTCGTCGCAATAAAGAACATTTTTCCCTGCACATTGAATTCGCAAGTAAGGTTTTAACACAGTAGGCAGTTGAGTCGGTGCTTTGGTAGAAGGATTATAACTGGGAGCAATAGTAGTAGGCCCGAGAGACGGATTCCTTGTAGGGAATTTGGTTTGTGTTTGTGGGGAAACAGAAGGGGACAAAGAATAATACTGTGTGGTGTAAGGATACAATCGAAAGCTCTCGCCGAATGGGTACCAGATCCATCCCAACTTACAATTGCAGTTTAAATGAAGATTAGTTGAGGACACATTGTACGAGACCAACAATTCTAATATAGTCCTTTCTGGTATTTCGAGATCTAGTGGGATCCTATAAGGTGCACTTGATATATCCACCCAACATCGTTCCCATCTAGTCATAAGATGCGGTCCTGCCACAACTTGAAATCCTGGTTTGAATCTGGACACACAGTACCCAAGTGTTGTTGCTTCGTCAGTCGTGAATACATCATCCGTCCGGAAGATAGCTGCAACTCGACCCACTTGGGCACATTCGACATAGCAACTCATCCCAGAAATCCAATCTTCAAAGTTATTAGGCTTTGCGCAGAGCAGAACGCAGTAAGAGTAAGACCAAGTATCCACCGATAATGCATATAGGTTCTTTCCTGTAGACAGAAAGTCACCCTTCTTATAATTCAGTTCGACAGATGAATTTAATAGGATAGGTGGTAAACAACCAAATTCTTCTAAATCCAAAGTCCAACACAAAACCCCTTGTTTTAATGTTTCTTGCCTGAAATTGGGTGCAACATCCAGAAATGGTGACAGATGATTAGAATATCTTGAGTCAATACGGGGTAGAGTCTGCTCCATTTCTAAATAACAAAGCATCTCACCACTTTCTACTTTAATTTCCCGGTAAGAAAATCTACACGTCATTTTGATTATTATTTTTGTTTGAGTTTTTTCCATTAATGGGAGTGGGACCCATGTTCATCGAGGTACTTTCCTGAGAAAACCAATGATAGCCTCATCATTTGCATGAACAAGTAACAACTTCTTAAAATCAGCAAGCAGGGTCTTGTTTGCAATGATCTTTCTTGCTGTCGGGTCGGTGATACTAAGAACCTTAGTTCCATTTTCAATGAATTTCATTCGGCACATCCAGGCAATGGTTTCTTCTTCAACAGAGGTGAGATGCATGGAGATGATATGATCTAATTTTGACACGACAGCCTTTTGAAAATCTCCTTCGTCAGAACTATGACCAGAACCACCATCAAATTTCGCTCGTTCAATAGAGACATAATGTTGGGCAATCTCAAAGGCATAAAAATCAATATTTTCCCATTCAACTATCTTAGGATCTAAACCCTTTCCAGTGCGCCAAGCCTTATGAGTCATCCAATCATCAGGATACGCAAATGTAGTATTACCGTGAGGCTTTGAATTAGATGTTTTTGTTGCGGAGGACTCAGTTTGGGAGGTTTCCTCTTCTTTTTTCCCAGGTGTCTTCTTTACCGCAGAAGAATTAGTTGTTGTGCTCGCACTTGGTTTTTGAGGTGTCTTTCCCTTTTTGGGTTCGTCAATTTTACTCTTGGTAACACTTGCTGCCTTATCAGCCACATGATTTGTTTTTAAATGGGTCGAATGAGGATGGGGGTCACATCAATGTAGGTGTAACGAATCTTTCGCAATTCGGGACATTGATAGCACCAACTTTGAATCGTGGCGGGATTTTTGCCTCTTTCACTCACCACTGATTCCAACCCAGAGGGAATGGGAC